ACAAAATAGCGGATTTTTCGCTTGGGACGTCCGGAGTAGTCATAAAAATGGCCGGGCTTTGTTTCTAGGCCCCCTTTCTCGGACCAAAGCACAAATTTATCCCATTCAATAGAGTGAAACTCGCCATTATAAACAATGTAATTTGAATAGTGACAATCGTTAGGCTTATATTCATCGATGTCTGCGTGACGTTCGGTCCATAAACGACGAAACGTCATGGGCCCACACAATCCGTCGGCGCCGAGGCCTCGTACTCTCTGCCATTTTTTAATAGCTCTTAGAAGTTTGTCATCAAAATATTTTTCACCAAACCAGCTTGGCGCCCAGCCTAATTTTTTGGCTGATGCTTCGTTGTAAAAGTGTTTGTCCATGCATGAGGCGCTCCTATTTATTCAATCATCCCGACGACATAGTTATCTAATATAATATTATAAATAGTTCCGCCGACGCTTATTTCTTCCATCATTGAGTGATCCACCACCAAACGAGCTGATTTGTTAATCTTAAATCTGACATCGTCTGCGGCCTTTAAGGCAATTACTTCAATAAATTTATTTTCTTTTGGTTTATAGTCATCAGGAAGCACAATTAATGACTCAGACTTCTGTGCTTTATGCGGCATTTCAATTAGAATATATCTATTAACGGGCTTCAGCATTTTCAACCTCTCGCAAGATCAACATTTTTTGTGTTTCATAGTCTTGTTTGCTGAGAAATATGTCTTCGCGAGCGGCACAGTGCTTACAATACATCGTCATATGTACATTTTCCCCGTGTGTTGATCTAATATTCCCAACTGGAATCCAATAGCATTCCTCATGGTTAGCCTTGCATTTTCTTCTTACAAATTTAGCTTCCATTAAGTGATTAAAGTTCACGTTTCCTCCTATATCATACACGTATCATTAGTACAAAATTTTGTTCCAGATCCGCCATCCTCATCGTTGATTCTAATAAAAGGCGTAATCTTGGAGATCATTTTTTCATATTTTTTCTTAGTAATTGCTTCATACGGCGCTTGTTCGTATCCCGAATCGTCGTACTTTAAAAAAGAAACCGCCTTTAGCCGCGTCTCATAGAGTTCAAGAGCAGCTTTAATTTGGTTCGCCTCCTGTGGTTTAAAAGTGACTGTAATAGACACTGAGTTATCTGCCCAATAATATTGATACTGGGCTGCAATTTCAAGTTGCTCCCAAATTGAAACATCTCGTTTTCCTTGCGTAAAATAGGGCTCGTGGACAGGAAACTCCACAACAGCAGTATTCGGAGAGTACTTATCATTTTCAACATTGTATCCTAATTCTTTGAGATTGTCAATTAATTTTGAAGAATTTGAAAATCTAATTCGTCTAATATAATACTCATTCTCTGGGAAATGTATTCCGGGCGTGGAGCCATTTAATAACGACACTGTGCCTGATGGCTTAATTGACGTCATACGAACTGATTTTGGAATGCACAACCAGTTTGAATATTCTTCGTCTAACTGCTTAACGTGTGCATATGCTTTATCACACATTTCATACATAGCTCGTCTTCCAAATTTATTGAAAGCTTGCACAACTCCCGATTGTGAGAGTCCGATGCGGCGATTCTTAAGCATCTTGGCATTGGTTTCTGGCCAGTGTGTATTTGAAAGAGTAATAGTCTTGCCATATAAATAGGCAATTTTTAGCGTGCGCAGATAATCATCTAAATCATCATGTTTTGCGGGATATGTTTCCACAAGACAACAAAGTTCTGCATCTTCAAGTTGCTGTTCGACGCAAGGATTAAATCCTGCGACATTAATATCATCAAATCGCTCAGCATCTTTAAATCTTCCGCGGGTTCGCGCGTTATTCAACCAAATGTATCCAGGCTCGCCATTCTTTTGGCTTTGCTTTGCGTGCCACGTATAATCCATTCCAACTTCAGCATTAAAAGAATTATTAGAGCCCCAACGATGATGATATAGCTTTTCTTGATCATTTTTCATTTCAAGATAGCGCATGTCATCATATTTGCCCATTGCCAATGCCGCCGAGCGGCGCACATTGCCAGAAACCACACATCTACCAATTAAATTTTCAGTATCAACAATATCAACGGAAGAAATGGGTTCGCCTATTTTTGCAGAATAAAGCTCCTTTAAATTTTTATGAAGTTCGATCAATGGGTCCGGACCACTAGAAGTACCACCGAAGCCTTTGATTTCAATACCAAGAGGTCGAATAGCGGAATAATCAAACTTTGGAACTTTGCCGGCAAAAAAGAAGCCATCAAGCAGCATGTGTACGGAATTAACCCAACCTTCGCGAGAATCATCGATTACGAGAGTATCATTCGTATATTCTGGTTCTTGAATTGTAACAGTGCCGGCGCCTTCTGTGTCGAATCCAACACCGACGCCAACCATAAGCGCATCCATCATCCAAGCAAACAGATAGCCCCCCTTTGTTGAGAGATCTCGCGTCGAACGAAATGCACAATTAAAAAGACCTGCGGCGGTGCGCTCTTCAACAAACTTGGTGCCCATCATCCATAGGCCGCGGCCGGGTGGCGTCCACTTAAGATTAAACAATCGATCATACGCTTCCTTTGCGGTCTTCTGTGCCTTATGGTCGTTCCATTCCAGGCCGAGTTGAAATACGTGCTGCTTTTGCATATTAAACATGCCCTCCACTACACGCCGGCATGTTTGCCACCATTCTTCGCTTCCTGTTGCTTCGGGATCAAACTCACTTAATCGGCGAGCATATGTACGTTTGAAAGTTACATACCCCAAAGGACCCCATGGCACCTCATCATCCTTGTAAGGCTCAATAAATGTATCTGATAATCTAAATCTGCGTATGTTTTGAATTGTTCTCATTCTTTTTTATTTCCTTTTTCTAAATTTTTCATACTTGTTTTGCAAAAGGTCCTTTTGCATGCCGGCACTTAGGGCAACCGGGTTTATGGGAATAATTCCATTTGTATTTTTTGGCATAACTTTTATTTTTGCGCTGCCGGGATCCATAAAAATATCGTATACGATACCATCAGGCCCATTTCTATTCTTTGCAATAAAAATTTTCCCTTGATTGTTTTGCTTGTCTTCGGCTGTGCGCGAAACAGAGAAAATGAAATCAGCCACGAAACATTTGTTAAACGCTTCTGAAATTTGTTCCATTGTAATCACTTCCGCACTCAGTCCTGAGCGATTTGTTTGTGATGCTGTCCACACGGGGCAGGCAAACTCTGTGGACATCGCGCGAAGCTCCTCATAGATAGACTCTAATTCTGTTCTCTTTTCTTTTCGGGTAGTAACTGGTCTTAGGAGATCCGCATAGTCAACAATGATCATCCCCGGCTTGAGGCCTCTTTTTAACAACTTTGTCAAGTGAGATTTAATAGTGTTTGTTGTTGCAGATTTGGTGGGATATTCTTTAATAATAAGCTTTCCCTCCATATCTTTAATCTCTTCATATACTTCTTCTTTGAAATTAATGATATCAGAAAGTGGATAACCCGTTAAACAACTATCATATCTATTTGCAATAATTGTATCTTGAAGCTCTAGAGTGTAGTGGACGACCACCTTTCCTTCTTTGAGCCCTTGGGCGCCGAGGTGCACAAGACAAAAAGTTTTACCGGCACCAGTTGGCGCAATAACAACTCCAAGTTCGCTCTTTCCGAGGCCCCCACCACAAATATTATCAATCTCTTTCCAGCCGGTAGTGATTGGAAGACGATGTCTGGGAACAAATCTTTGTTCAAAATCGGCTATATAATCATATCCAAAGTTGTTATCTGAGCCCAGCTTGAGTGAGTCGTTGATCGTTTTTGAAATTTCATCAAAAGAACATGTTTGCAACAAACTAACTGACTTAAGCATTGCTTCTTTCAAATTTTGCTTGCGGCAAAAATCAAGAGACTGTTCTTTGATATATTTTATATCAGCTGCTTCGTTACTTGTAATTTTGGCAAAATAATCACGCACCTGCTTCCGCACAACTTTATCCTCGTTATCAAGCTCTGTGCGCAACATTGTTATAACAGCTTCGGCAGAAGGATGAGTGGCGTATCTATTGCGATAGTTAAGAATCTTCTCTGTAAATACACGCAAATACTCCAATTCTAGAAAATGTATGTGAAGCACTTCTGTGATTTGATCGGCGAAAGGACGATCTTCATATATGATCTGGACAAGCCCTTCCTGAAAGGCTTTTCCATAACGACTAAAGCTAACTTTTTCAATCAAGTTTCACTCCTCGGCACCCGTAATAAGTATAACAAATTTATCCGTAAAGTCAAGCAAATTAGCGTCCCGCATTAATTTTATTTAAGTGCAATTCTAAGTCTTTCCAATTCAATTCTCCGAAGCCATCATCGCGCATTTTCTTTAAAATTTCTATCTTGTTGAAATTACACTCAAAGTTCTCTACTGCATTTCGAATAAAGTCTTTTGACTGGACCGAAAGCATTGGAGAATATAGTTGCATCATCTTATAATTATGCTCAATAATTTCTTCTCCTTCGATAATATTTGTGTGAAACTTAAGCTTTTTATCTACTTTATCACAATATGAAACAATATCATCAATGGTGTAATCTTTGTCGGCCGCCAAAAATCCTAAACGTCGTTGAATGCTTTTAAAGCCAACTGATTTAATTCCTGCCAAATTATCTGATGCATCCCCCACCATTGCCCGGGCTAGGGCCATGTTGCGTGGGTGCACTCCCAACTCTTCAACGATGCGGCCCTTATTATAGATGATATCACTAGTAGGGCGATAGACCACTGTTTCCTCATCACATAGCTGGTAAAAATCCTTGTCGTTAGAAACAATAACCTTCTGCCACCCATCATAGTAGGACATCCTTGTGAGATAGGAGATTACGTCGTCTGCCTCGACTTCTGGAATCATCACTTGAACAATGGGCATCTCATTAAAATATTCAATGGCGCGCCGTTGCTGCCAGATTCGGTTTTGCATTTCCTCATTTTCGGTGAGGGCTTTTACGTTTCTATTCAAACGAATTGGCTTGCGCCCAGCTTTATAATTCTTATCTAGGCTCCGGCGCTTGCGAGATCCGTTGGGGCCATCCCATACGATAACGACCTCTTCTGGTTTTGTCATCCTTACCAGCTTTTGTACAATCTTAAGGGATCCTTTGAATCCTCCGATTGGTTCTCCGTTTGTCGAGAGACTTGGATCTACAATGTATGCTCTCAAAAACATATTGAGAGCGTCGATAATCAATACTCTTTTCATAATTTATAACTTCCTGCGATTTTGTTGTTAATAGTGTATACGACGCGTTTTACGCCAACATGCTTAAGGGCCTCATGGCACATGGAGCATGGCTTGGAAAGCTTGTAATTGCCCTCTCTCCCCACCCTAGCAACATAGATGGTAGAACCCTCGGTGATGCTGCGATCCATGCCCAGGACGGCGCCTAGTTCTGCGTGGAGCGTTGTTCTGCCTTGATGTTCTTTTTGAAATCTCGACCCAAATGAACAGTAATTATCCTTATTGAAGGATGCATTTCGGATGGAGCCCTTCACAAGCACAGCGCCATGGCGATAATCAGGAAACGACGATTGATGTGCCATGCGCTTAGCTAGTTCCATATAGCGCCGTGTTTTACCAGAATAGTGATGGAATCTCTCGGCGCCATAATCCGATTTATATTCCGTTGCTGTCGTAGACATGAAGCCCTCCCACAAGCTTATACTTCAGTATAGCGCATCATGAGAGGGCTGTCAAGCGTTTTTCATTCGGGATCTGCGTAAAATTGATCTGCAGAACCCTCGCGCCTATCAAACTTCTGGACAACTTCTTCGTCCATAAGTTCCAAGACATTCTTTCTAAATTCTTCATCAGATTGTATTAGATCTGCCCATTTTGATGGCTGAAACTTTTTCTCGTATCCGTCGGCCATTTTCAGAGTGTACCATGCACCAGCACTAGTCATACACTCTGAACCCTTCACAGCATCAAACCATGATTCTTCGTCACGAATGCCAACATCTTCGGTCCCCCACAAAATGCGGAAGGCGCAATTGCGTCCTTGCGTGCCGAATCGTGATTTCTCGATCTTTACCTTAACCTCTGAACCAATGCGAAAGCCCTTAGCATCCTCAATAAACGCAGATTTTGCCTTTCTGCCTGTGAGCCAGATCCGCAATGAATACGAATAGTGTAGCGCCTTGCCTCCGGGGGTCATGTATGGCGTCGTCATCGCAATAATACGTGCGTTCGGGCCGCTTGGAATATTCGTCTTCAACTGGTTGAGAACGAGCAGTGTTGCTTGTTTATCGGCGATAGGGATCACCAGTTTTGACATTCCCTTTGCAAGAATGCGTGCTTTCACGGCCATCGACGACTGTGGGTTGAAGTCCCCTTCAACGTCGGAAATTGACGGCGTAAATGCCAATGAATCCCAGATAAACAATAGCTGATCTTCGGATGCTCCAAGTAGTTCTTCTATGGTTTCTAGTACAAACTCTACGGACGTCGCCTGGATGTACATTAAGCGACCTAGATCGCATCCTGCTCGCTCCAAAAAGTCAGGGTCAATGGCTGACTCAGAATCGAAGTAGACGACAAGCTTGCCCTGTTTCTGGGCGTTTGCGGCGATCTGCGCTGCCATATATGACTTACCTGTGCTGGTCAATCCAGCCAGTTCAGACACCTTGCCGACCGGGATCCCGGCGACTCGGCCCTTGCATATAATACTATCAAGCCAACGAGAGCCTGTGGATATCCATTCCTTTACTTCGGTTGGATTTGTGCCCGTCAGATCGTGAGCAACGTTGCGGCCGGCCTTCTTGTTTACAAGATTCATCAAATCTTGCATCGATACCCGGCCAGGCTTGGGTTGTTTGGCTTTTCTCGCCATTATGCCTCCTTAAAAAATGCGGCACCCTATTTTCTCGACCGGGGTGCCATCGGTCACGCGCAAACCTTATTTAGTTGCCATTAACTCGTCAAACGCTCGGTCCACATCGCTCTTACCATTTCCGTATTTAGTGGTTTCCGTCGAGCGTGACTCTGCACTTCCATTGTCAGCAAGCTGTTCATCCAGAATTGCATCGATTTGCTTTGAAGTATGACGCTCGAAAAGAGAATCAAAATCGGGAATACTATCAAGGAGGGCGGGGATAGCTTCCTTATCCTCCAAAAGCGGGGAAGTGTTTCGGCGCATCTTAAGGTTCGTCTGCGGGTATGCCCCAGGCGTGGTGGGCTTCGTATAGGTTAGGGCAATGTCGGTCCCTTCGAGGGGATCTGTAATGTCCCCATAATCTGGATCTAAAATGTAGCCTAGAAGATTCTCGTAGGCGCGCTTTCCATAGCCATACATCTTGGCTCCCTCATCTTCTCGGCCGCGAACAACGACCGGAGAGAAATAGCGTGCACGAACGAATAGAGACTTAGCAAGCTTCTTGCTTTCTTCATCGTTGTTGCCTGTACCTTCCTTCCACAAAGCAGAAGCAAACTCGCAAATCGAACAGTTTTCTCCAAAGTTGCGCTTTGGGCAAACGATTCCTCCGCGATGTTCTCCTACATTATAGTGGAAATACATTTCCTTAAGCGGATCGCCATCGGGCGATGGGACGATTCGAATGTCCTGATCCCCTTCATCTGGTCTAAACCAGGGCGATTGCTCCTTATCATACTCGCCGCGTAGTTGAGCGAGCTTCTTTCTCATTAGTTCCATGTTGATTGACATTAGTTTTTTCTCCT